CCATTACGGAACAATTGGGAACCAAATTTTTCAGTTGCTAAAGATAGTCCGATTGACTCACGAGCATAAGCAATCGGAGAAATTCCAAGCCATCCATTAAGCGTTAAGCCTCTAATATGGAATAACTCTCCAGGGCCAAGGCTTTGAAAGCTGCCATCTGGTAGCGTCACTTGGTAATCTAATTTAAATCCCGTTCCCATATTGACCCGAACCATGTCAGGGTGCAATGGGAGCAATTCAACCACTCGACCAGTCGAGGTTCTATTGATATAAGCATAGGCATTGCCACGCAAACAAAGGCTTGCGATCAGCATTTCCATAAATTCAACGCTGGTTTGCCAGTCATTCGGCTGATCGTGGAGCAAAGCAAATAACGGATGATTTTCCGCAATTGTTTTAGATCCATCTTTATTCTTTTGATACAAAATGCAAGGCAACATCGCAATTGATTGCGCCAAAACTTGAACGCAAGCATAGACAGTTGATGCCTGCAATGCAGTTTGTGGGTTTACTACTATTCCAGAAGATGATGCACCGCCACCAAAAGCCCAGGCGATATAGCGCTCAAGCGTTCCCCAATCTGGGCTAGCGTTCTTACGCTGAACAGCGTCAGTAATTTTCTGGAGAATGCCCATATTTATCCTTACAGCATTAAAACGCCACGCTCTTCATATACGCTTGGGCCTTCGCCTGCGTTAATTTGCGCTCTATTAAGCGCCATGATGAGAGCGACTACGCCGTCAATTTTGTTTTCTGGGCGTTCCTTACGGGGATAGATATTGTCCTTGGCATCTAAATGAGCCACGACATTGCTAACCATCCACGTTAAAACTGGATCGCCATCGTGTAATAACTTGCCTTGAAGCGTTAAAGCCTCAAGATTTTTCATTGGTTCAGAGAAATTCTGAACAGAAGCCCTGATTTCCACCATAGGCAGACCCTTATCGACCATGCGAGTAGCAAGCTGAGTTGCCTGCCAGGGGTCATACGGAATTTCTTTTACTTCAAATCGAGTGCAAAGATCGACTAAATCGTTTTCAATGTATTCGTAGTCAATCACCGCACCTGGAGTTGCAAGGATGCGGCCTGTTTGCTGCCAGCCTTGATACTGACTGTTTCTGCCATCAAAGATCGTATCTTCTGGCAAGTAATACTTTCCGAAAGCCGCAAACTTTCCATCTGGAGTTGGAAACAGCGCAACAAGCGCCGCAATATCCGTTTTGCTTGCAAGGTCAAGGCCGATATAACAGGGCTGACCAGCAAAATCATCAATCGATAAAGCTGGATTACCGCACTTATCCCAAGATTGCATATCCATCCAGGCAACGTCAGCATTGACCCATTCGTTCAAATGCTTGGTTTTAAAGTTATTTGTCGCTGATGGGAGTTGCATTGCCTTTTGTTGCAAAGGCAAAACGACTTCAGGTCTTACAGAAACACCCCAATTTGGGTTTGCTTTTATAAGAGCTTCCTCAGTTGTCCAATCGTCACCCTCATCTAATCCATAGACTATCCCGAACTGGGATTCATCTTCAAAGATTTGATCGAGTAACTTTGTAACAAAGGTACGAGCCTCATAACAAATGCCAGATCGATTAGAGCCAGCCGTTGTAATCACCCATAAGAGTGATTGATCTCGTTTTCCAGTACCCGTTTCTACAACGTCATACACGGCACGGGTTTTGTGAGCGTGTAGCTCATCAATGCAACCAAAGTGAATATTTAAACCGTCAAGGGTTGACCCCTCTGCGCTTAAAGCCTCAAACTTTGATGCGGTACGCTGCACGTTGATATTGTGAGCAAGAACTTCTACGCCAAAGTGACTCCGCAAACCAGCCGTTTTACGGGCCATTTGTTGAGCATCACCAAAGACAATCCTAGCCTGGTCACGAGTAGTAGCTAAAGAGTAAACCTCTGCGCCACCTTCGCCATCTGCTGCGAGCATATAAAGCCCTACACCAGAGGAAAGAGCAGACTTGCCATTACCCCTTGGAACTTCAATATAAACCCGCCTAAACCGCCGTTTACCGTCTTTACCAATCCATCCAAAGATGGTGGTTAGGATAAATACTTGCCAAGGCGCTAACTCAATTGGCTGATTAGCTAGTGGCCCCTTAATATGGGGTAACAATTCAATAAATTTACAGGCTTTGATTGCCCGTTCTTTATCGAATTGATATAGGCTAGATTTCTTTTTCCAGCGTTTTAAATCTTCAATCTGGCGCTTACAAGCACTTTTAACGTATTTATTTGCCGATATTTTGTTTGCAATAACGTCACGGCAATATTGATCCGCAATCGCTAGGTAATCCCGACTCATATCGCTGCGGCTAATCTCGCCCAAGGGTCATCGCCTACAGCTTCCTCTGCGATCACAATTCTTGATCTAGAAGTAGGAGTAAAGCCTAATTCGCTGGCAGCTTTCAACATAATTGCAGCTTGCTTATTTACGATTGGCAAATAAGGTGATTGAATTGGCAATCCAGTATTAGGTGCTTTAGTAAGCATCCCATGCTTAGCAACGCCTTGCAGGGCTTGTTTATGCAAATCTTCTGCTGCTACCCAAACAGATAAAGCAGATTTGTCTAAGTATTTAAGAAGTCCTTTAGGAGCATTCTTAATCGCATAGTCCCAGCCTTCTTTCTGACTGTCCGTCATCCATTCTGGAGCAACGTCTAAATTTCCAGATGGTGCTGGTTCTCTTGTATTTGTTCGGTCTGCCCTTGCAGTACCTTGAATTAGTTTAAGCTGCGTTGGCTTCGGTTTTCTGCCTGCCATTTTTATTCTCTTTAAAGGTTAAGCCATTGCTTTCAAGCACGGCTTCTTTCCCCGTGAATTCTTCCCAGCGAGTCACTATGACATCGCAGTATTTTGGATCAAGCTCCATAATTCGAGCCGATCTTTTCATGATTTCAGATGCAATTAAAGTGCTTCCAGACCCGCCAAATAAATCGAGGATGGTATCTCCACCTTTACTGCTGTTTGTAATTGCTTTTTCTACCAAACCTACTGGCTTTGGTGTTGTGTGTCCAACAACTCTCTCTTTATCAAACTTCCATACTGAAGTTTGTTTTCTGTCTGAATACCAAGAATGTGATCCGTTATCCATCCAGCCGTACAAGCATGGCTCATGCTGACTTTGATAATCTGTTTGTGAAAGTGTTAAGCTATTTTTTGCCCAAATAATCATTGAGCTGAAATGAAAAAACTCTCTAAATACTTTATGAAATACATCGGCGCATCGATCTGAATGAAAACAATAAATTGACGCACCAGATTTTGACACCGCTATGTAATTTGCAAATACTGATCTTAAAAGATCCTCTAATCCAGACCTAGAATCGTTATGAATTCCCTCATAATCAACTCCATACGGAGGGTCTGTGAAAACCATATCAGCTTTTTGACCATCCATCAGAACGTCTACTGAATCAATGCTAGTTGAATCACCGCACATAAGGCGATGGCTGCCAAGAATCCAAACATCACCCTCTTTGGATGTTGGAATTGTTGGCAACTCAGGGACATCATCTTCATCCGTTAAGCCTTCGGTTGGGGTGTTATCCGCCATAATTTCCGCAAGCTCATCCTCATTAAAACCAATGAGTGAAAGATCAGAACCTAAATCTTTTAAGTCTTTTAATTCCAGAGATAAAAGCTCTTCATCCCAGCCAGCATTCATAGCCAGCTTGTTATCAGCAAGCACATAAGCCCGTTTTTGAGCATCTGTCCAGCCTTCTGCAACCATTACTGGCACTTCTTCAAGCCCAAGTAAACGGGCTGCTTGGATGCGACCATGACCAGCGATAATCTGGCCCGTCTCGTCAATCAATACTGGGATAGTCCAACCCCACTCTTTTACAGACGCAGCGATCTGGGCAACTTGTGCCTCGCTATGCGTTCTGGAGTTTCTTGCGTAAGGAATTAATGAAGAAACTGACCGTTTCTCGACCTTATCTGCTGGATTAGACAACACTACCCCCCTATGTTCATTTTGACATTGCAAAAAAAAGAGAAAACCGTCGGTTATGTGGCAAAAGCCAACAGAGATTGCGACCCCCTACCCACCTTTGACGGTCGCTACCTCAGCCTTTGTCTAGCTGTGTCTTTATTTGATGGCAGCGCTTGCATATAGCCTGCAAGTTGCCTGGGTCATCCAATCCACCCCTACTTTTGGGTGTTATGTGATCGACCTCTGTTGCTTTGGTGACTCGTTTAGATGCCATACATACCTGGCATAGTCCGCCGTCTCTCATCATGATGCTATTGCGTAACTTGAACCATGCCCAACCATAACCACGTTCGGTCTGTGTTTGGGTGGATGTTTTGAACCATCCTGTCCGTTGTTTCTTATGCGCCTCACAGAACCCTGGTGGGCTAACTAAAGCCTTGCATCCGTATTGCCTGCAAGGATAGTGTGGTCTGAGTGCCATTGATTAAGCAGTTAAATTCTTGGTGGATAGTTGTTCCACGTTATAGATATAGAGCCACTTTATACGTCTATTTTGTTCACGTCATTAGATAGATTAGATACATTAGATACATTAGACATAATTGATAGCATCCGAATGATTGCTTGATATGTATCGTGTGAGTAACCAGCTACCCTAGAATTAATGGGATTAGGATATTCAAGCGGTGGCAATACTCCCTTCTCTATCTTGCAACGTAAGGTGCGATATGTGATTCCCAGATTAATACATATCTCTTTAATGCGGTAGAACTTATTAGACATTCTCTTGTGCCTTTCTTAGTATCTCAACATCACCCATCAAGTCTTTAAAGAATTTGTTTTCAGCTTTCAACGCCTCTATTTCAGCTTGTAGCTGGCATAGCATATCGGCAGATAATTGAATTTGTGGCAACAATTGAAATGCTCTTAATTCGCCTAATGGCTTCCCTACAATTTTTCTAGCATTTTCAATAAGTTCATTTGCGTTCATACCAGATCACCCCTGCGCTTTAGGTCTTGCTCTATCGTGGTAAGCCTTCTTTCATAGGTTGAACGAGTCATCCCAATAAGAGAGTATTTGCGGTTCATATCTGCCCATCTAACGTATCTAAATCCGTGTGGCTTACGTTTGATGTCTAAGAACTCAATCTTAAATATCTCCCTTTGATGTGGGCTAAGTGTCATTACCAACATATCAAAATGCAGCGCATCGATCTCACATACGATACGAATAGGATCTACTGGCGCAGTATCGTCACCATCACCAGAACGGGCTGATTTGAATAGTTTGCTCATAAACGATTCATAGCCTGCTGGCTTACCCGTGTCTTTGCGTGTCCAGATAATCCAGTTATCGAGTTGCGCTCTATAGTTGTAACCTAATTGCGACCATTTAGACATTTGTTGCCTCTTTGAAGTAATTACACCGCACCATATTTGCCTTCCCTGCTTTTGTGTGATCCTCTACACAGTATTCAACCCCCCAAACCTTTGCCTTGAATTGGCATCCATCACACTGCTGCCTTCCTGATCTCTGGGTTTGGTATTGCTCACGCTCTTGTTTACGTTCTAACCATTTGGCGGGATCGCCGTATTGATAGCTCTCAAGAGTCATTTGTATTTATCCTGATGAATGGCGTGATCTTCTGCAAATTGGAAAATTTCACCAATAGAGATATCCGTGTATTCATAAATTCGTTTTGATGCCAGCTTTTGCCTAACTTTTCTCATTGCATTATTTAAAATATTGGTAATTGCCTGATGGGTCATTCCCATTTCTTTAGCAATTTCTTGAAGTGTCATTGGTTCTTGCATTTATTCCAGGCCGATCTTTAATTGACGAACTTTTGCTGCGTATTCTTTTTTAATGTCTTTCAACTCATCGATAGACCATTTTTTAAGCCTAGGAGCGTTTTCCAATAGATCAACCTCGCTTAATCCAATCTTCTGAATTAAGCCTTTTCTGTAGTTGATGATGTTTCCACGCAATCCGACATTGCAAGCAGCGCATTGCTTGTTGACATTCAACTCGTTATATCTAAGGTATGAACTAGCACCTACTGAAACGTAGTGTCCAGCGTGGTTTGACTGCCTATGATTGCCGCATGAGATACACGGTAGGTGGTGATCTCTTGCCCTGATAAACGCATTGAATGAAGTCTGGGCTTCTCTTTTCCACTCAATATGAGATTTGATTTTTTCATGCAGCAGTTTGATTGTCTGCTTTTGCTCTTTTTCAGCTTTAACTCTTGCCCAGGCTTTTGAACATGGAACAGAGCAGACAATTTGCAATGGGCGGTAAGCCTCAAATGACGATCCGCAAACTTTGCACTTTTTCATAAGGCCAATAATCGTGATTGCGGGATTACATAACTTTTCCCGTGACCTAAATCGCTAATATTTTCGGTTTTGATGGCATCGATTGATTTAATGTAGCCTTTGATGTGAACGATGTTTCCTTCTACTACAGCCAAAATATAAATATCAACATCTTCTGGGGATTTATCTATATGAATTGCCAGATTTCCATCTTTGTACCTGGTGGCCTTTACATCAATTCTTTTCCCTTTGCTGATTAGATCAACCCCACCTTTTCTTGGAGAAATAGATAAATCGGGATAGCAGTTAAGAACTTTTCCACAGGCGAGTTCAGCTAATGCTCCATCCCAATCGATTTGAATGGGGTCTTGTTTACCCATCTGTTTATCTGAAATTCCATTAGTGCGGCAACTATTGTTTCTAGCTACGGCTAATTGATGCGCTAATAAAACCTCTTGCGAATTAAGCTCTACTGATCTCACGCTAACCACTCCACGCCATGCTCTGCTCCAAACGCTGCCATAAGTTCTTGCAAATCCGTCATTTCTTTAATTGTCATTTTTGATGTAGATTGACCAAGAACAACAAATCCACCATCAATTGCTGGCACGACATCTTGTTTTTTTAGTGATGCCGAAAATATGTCTTTCCAATTTTCTGCGGTCAGTTTTTTTCCATACCATTCGACCTGGTTAGAAACATCTCCAAGCATTGCCCACATACGGCGGTTTTGCTCAATAGTTCTTGTCTTGGGTTTAACTTCAACGCAATAACCGTCTGGAGCTTGTTTAACGCAAGCAATAGCGTTATTTCTTGCTGTGTCGTGTTCAAGAAAAAAGATTTGTTTGGTCATTCTGGTTTGCATCCTTGAGCGCTGCAATTACCGCATCCCGACTGGGTGCATTTCTCGTTCTGGCAATTGATGCAAACATCGATTCCTGATGCAGTCTTGACGGTCTTGCCGATAACACCAGACGGGCAGAACAGGCCACACATCCCAGAGCATATAAACCCGATGAGAGGGACTGGGATTCCATCTTTGCAGCGTGAATGACACAGTATGAGCATTTAGGCTGCTGCTCCAAATTGTTTAGTAAATCGTCTGATGGCAAGTAGCGCCTCTTCTTTTTGCTTTTGAGTTACAGCAATCTCAGCTTGAGTCTGCTGCTTTGTAATGATGGAATGTGGCTTAGTGGGAATACGCCCAGCCTGAACGCATAAGTCCTTAAACTCGATTGCAGATGGTACAAATTTGCCCATGCTGTTTAGCGCAAAATCAATAGTTGGCTTGTAAGTTGCGTAAACTCCAAGCATCTCACCCCATGTCTGGCGAACCATTGAAAGATCCACGCCTTCCCAATGACGAGTAAACGCAGCGCCGTAAATTGCCCCCATACGACCAAATATGTAATCTAGACCTTGATCTTTGGAGCAGAAATCAGTTGGTGAGTAAGTTGGCATGACCATTCCCCATTAATCCACGAGTTAATCCAGATAAGACCTTGCTGTTACGGTCTGCAACGGTTTCAAATTTCTTTTTCGGCTCGTGCTGCCTTCTAACCCACCCTTGCCAAGTCATGTACCAATTAGCTTTTCGAGCATCCTCTCCAACTTTGGCTATCCAATGGCATCTAAAATCTTCAAAAACTGTTTTTGGATCTAGATCTGGGCGAACCTGATTGCAATAAGCTATCCACTCTGGCTGTAAAACATCATCCTCAGTAAATCTTCTACCGAGATTGGTGGATTTTTTCTTTTGCTTTGGAGATTCCTGCTTGGGGGATTCGTCAGAATCGCCAATAGCATTTGAATCAGGAATCAGAGAATCAGGAATCAGTAATAGGGAATCAGGAATCAGCCCGACAACTTCCGAAGTTGCATGGTGCTTGCATGGTGCAACTTCTGTACTTGTACCTATATCGTTCTTATGGGGTATGGTGCTTAATCGTTCGTCTTTGTGGGGATTTTGATGTTTTGCGAAATTTAAAACTTGAATATAGCTATTGCCATCATACTTATATCGCTCAATTACCCCAATTTTTTCTAAATCAGATAGCAACGAATCACAATCCAAGTTATCCGCTGGAAATAACTCCATCTTGATTTGTTTAGGTTTATCTTCTAAGCGACCCAATCGATCTGCTACAGTCCACAACCCAATAAATAACAAACGCGCCTCAAATGACAGCTCAACTAGGTCGGCATTTCTAAAGAACCCAGGTTTAATGTTTCTTGCTCTAGCCATGATTTGCCTCGCAATCATTTCTCAATAGACTCCAAAATACATTTGTAGCCTGACTCCCAATGTTATGAAGTATTCTTAAATGAGGGTAAGACAAGCCTGTTTTTTCTTCGTATTCATGAAGGTCAACTCCAATATAGCCAGCGATCAAAAAAGCAATTTCATCTTTTCCTTGAGGGCCTTCAATTGGTAATGTTGAACATATCAATTTCAAATGATCCACTTTTGAATGTTCGTTCTCATGGCAAGATGCACATAAAACGTTTAATTGATTAATCTCATATTCCCAAGGATCTCTACTCTTGAAATAAGCCTTATGATGTACGTTCAAGGTTGATTCAGAATCTCCGCATGACTCACAAGTAAAATCTTTAGACTCCATGGCTTCAAGCCTTTTGCGCTGCCACCTTGGATCTTTTAGCTTTTCAAAATAACTAATTTTGTTCATTTACTTCCCCTTGTTCAATTAACCCCAGATAAAACACTTGGCAGAGAGTTGGGGAAAACTC